CAGAAGCCCTTTTCCACTTAATGCGTGAACATTTTGCCTCTCAGAGAGGAGCCAACAATGACAACTAAACCCCAGAAATTAACTACCCCCTTGGGAACCGCTGTTTATCCAGCGTTGAAACGCCCAGACACCAAGTTCCATGATCTTGGTCAGTACAAAGCTGATGTTTCTATCCCTATCGAAACAGCTAAACCTCTAATGGATAAGCTATCTGCTTTCTACAAAGAGCAGACAGGCACCGCGCCTAATCAAACGGAGAACACTATGTTCAAAGTTGAGGTTGGTGAAGATGGTAACCCGAAAGGCACTGTCCTGTTTAAGCTACGGATCAAGAACCGTATGACGAAACAGGGTGAGGTCTGGGATCGTAGGCCAAAGATGTTTGGTGCCGATCTTACACCAGCCCCTGCCGCTGATCCCCGTGGTGGCTCAAAGATTAAAGTTTCCTTTGAGTTTTACGTTTGGGAAGCCAACGGTAAGAAAGGTGTCAGTCTACAACCTGTTGCAGTCAAGATTATTGAACTGGTATCAGGCGAAGCCGCTGACGGTGCAGACTTTGGTTTCGATAAAGAAGATGGTTATGTACCTGAAGGCACTGAAGGTTTTGTCGATGAGACAGAGCTAGATGATGACGGTGATGACAGCAATGGCGATTTCTAGTCCAAACATAGGCTGGAAATACGGTTTCCGTAGTGGACTTGAGGAACGCATCGCAGAGCAATTACGTTCTGCGGGCGTACCCGTCCAGTATGAAGACCCTGATCACCGCATAGCCTATAGGGTTCCTGAGAGACACGCCCGCTATACACCTGATTTCATCCTGACTAAAAAGGATGGCACAAGAATGGTGATTGAATCCAAAGGGCGGTTAACTCTCTCAGACCGCACCAAACATCTTTTAATCCAAGATCAATTCCCTCACATCGACTTACGTTTTGTATTCCAGCAACCAACACAAAAGATCGTTAAAGGCAGTAAGACCCGCTATTGCGATTGGGCTGATAAGCACGGTTTCAAATGGGCAAAAGCTTTGATCCCAGAAGAATGGTTAAATGAATGACAAGACCTCGCATAGCAACAGACTACATCGTTGTTCACGGAGCTTACTCATACCCTGATATGGATATCGGTTTCAAAGAGATCGATCTCTGGCACAGGAAAAGAGGCTTCATCCGTGGCGGTTACCACAGTGTGATCCGGCGGGATGGCACCCTTGAAAAAGGTCGAGAGGCACACCTCATCGGCGCAGGGGTCTATGGTTACAACGATGTCTCATACCACATCTGCATCGTGGGTGGACAATCCACAGAAAAAGAGTGGGAGTTCAATTACACAGATGTCCAGATGGATAAACTACGCACACATATAAAAGACCTTTTACTCAAGTACCCCGAAGCCAAAGTCATGGGGCATTGTGATTTCCCTGAGATCAAAAAACAATGTCCAGCCTTTGATGTAGCCAAGTGGTTCTACGATTAGGTCGCACCTAAGTACCCCAAAATCATCAGAAGGAGCAACGCTATGAATGACCAAAGTTCAGAGTTCATTAAGCATACCCCATGCAGTTCATGCGGTTCTTCCGATGCTAACGCATTGTACGATGACGGACATCAGCATTGCTTTTCCTGTGGGGTAACCGTGCAAGCAGATGGTGAGCCTGTGATCTCCTTGGGCAGCGAAACGAAATCAGTCACGTTAGCTGCTTTAGGTTCACCATCTGCTCTGCCGCGCCGCCGACTGACGGAAGAAACCTGTCAGAAATTCGGCTACACAATTTCAGAATACAATGGGCAGACAGTCCAGATCGCCAACTACAAAAAGAATGGCAAGGTTATCGCCCAGAAGATCAGGTTCCCTAACAAAGATTTCAGGTTCATTGGTGACACCAAGAACGCTGGTCTCTATGGGATGCACCTGTGGAAAGAGGGCGGTAAAATGCTCACCATAGTAGAAGGTGAGATCGATGCTCTATCAACCGCTCAAGCTATGGGTTTACGCTGGCCTGTCTGTTCGATACCAACCGGCAGTCAAGGCGCGGCTAAAGCCATCCGTGAGAACTATGAGTACGTCACAAGCTTTGACAAAGTGATCATCCTCATGGATCAGGACAGCGCAGGGGCTGCGGCCTCACAAGCAATCTGCGAGATACTACCGCCCAACAAAGCCTTCATCGCCTCACTACCTCTAAAGGATGCCAGTGAGATGCTCAAGGCTGGGCGTAGTAAAGAACTGGTTGACGCTGTGTGGCAAGCCAAGTCGTTCCGTCCTGACGGTATCATCGATGCGTCTACCATGTTCGATGATGTGATGGCTGAAGACGATACAGCTTCTATCCCATATCCGTGGAATGGTCTTAACGAAAAGCTCCACGGAATCCGGCGGGGTGAACTCGTTGTTTTTACAGCGGGTACGGGCGTTGGGAAGTCCAGTGTCATCCGTGAGATTGCCTACGACTTGTTAAGACAAGGCGAGACAGTCGGTATGATTATGCTGGAAGAGAACATCAAACGCACCGCTCTTGGCATGATGGGGCTACACGTTAACAAGCCAATCCATATCAGCCGTGAAGGTGTAACCCCTGAACAGATGAAAGATGCTTTTGACGCAACTTGTGGCACAGGTCGTTTGTTCTTGTATGACCATTGGGGTTCAACTGAAGCTGACAACTTGATCAGCAAAGTTCAGTACCTAGCCCAAGGTTGTGGCTGTACTCACCTGATCCTAGACCACATATCTATCGCAGTAAGCGCACTAGAAGGTGACCAGCGTTTGATCATCGACAAGATGATGACGCAGTTACGCTCAGTGGTAGAGGCCACAGGCGTGGCTCTGTTCGTTATCTCTCACCTTAAACGTCCAGAAGGTAAGGCGCACGAGGAAGGCGGTAACACATCACTAGCACAGTTACGCGGCAGTGCCTCGCTTGGTCAACTAGCAGATCAAGTGATTGGCTTTGAGCGTAACCAACAATCAGAAGAGGAAGCCAACATGATGTCTGTTCGCGTTCTGAAGAACAGGTTCTCCGGTGACACCGGCCTATGTGAAACGCTTCATTATTCAAAAGATACTGGTCGATTACAATCTATCGATCCAGAGGCGGTAAAAGATTTTGTTGACGCTGAGTATTGATCAGTTGAGCGAAGCCGCTGAAACCCTAGCAGTGAGGGCTGTATATGACCCCTCACTGGTAGATGCCTACAAGGCCGCACAATCCCGTGTTAAAAGCCTTGAATATGCCGGATGGCGAAGGAGCAATGGTACAATGACACAAGAAGCAACAGTGTTATCACACATTCAAAAAGCGGGCAGCATTACAGTCCGTGAAGCAATTGTTGAATATTCTATCCAGTCACTAACAAAGCGTATCTCTAACTTACGCCAGATGGGGCATGATATTATTTCAACACGGAAATACCACCCTGTTACCCGACAACAATACGTCCGGTATTCATTGGCCTAATTCATTACGACATCGTAAGCAACAAAAGGAGAAAGTTATGCGCTTGATATTTGATATTGAAACAAACGGTCTCCGTCCTGACCTCATCCACTGCATCACTGCAATCGATGTGGACACGGAAGTTGCGTATGACTGGAAACCTGATGCTGTCGATGATGGTGTCAGGTTTCTAGAACAAGCCGATCAACTGATTGCCCACAACGGCATTGGTTACGATATCCCTGTCATCCGTAAGCTGCGCCCTTGGTTCAGCTTCAAAGATGAACAGGTCATGGATACCCTCATCCTCTCACGGCTTATCTGGTCTGACTTAGCTGACAAGGATCATGCACAGATAGCGAAGGGAAGCGGCATCGGCAGACTTGCTGGTAGCCATTCCCTCGCCGCGTGGGGACACAGGCTTGGTGAACACAAAGGTGATTACACAGGCGGGTGGGATGAGTGGAGCGAAGAGATGCACTCCTATGCAAAGCAAGATTGTGTGGTCACGCTTAAATTGTGGAAGCTCATTGAGAGTAAGGGTTATAGCCCAGAGGCAATCGATATAGAACATCGGGTTGCTTGGATCATGGCTGCGGCAGAACGTAAAGGCATAGGCTTTGATGTTGATGCTGCAAACTCACTGGCTGGTAAGCTTATAGCTACCAAAGCCGATCTTGAAGCAGAACTGCAAGACACATTCGCTCCGTGGTATTCAGCCACTGACGTTGTGGTTCCTAAACGAACCGTCAATTACAAGACAAGACCAGCGGTCACTGAAGGCGCAGCGTTCACTAAAGTAAAACAGAACGTCT